GACCCCCACAATGTACAGCCCTTGTGAGTGCCGGCAGTTCGGGTGGTAGAGGCCGGAGAGGGCGGCTTCCGCTACCGTCCCAGCAACCCGTACACCGTCGCTGAGACCCCCACGAGTCCTACCGCTGATGGAGAGTACTTTCCCCTCCCACGGACGACACAGGGCGCACTCTTCGGGCGCATCGGAGACGATGACGAGGTCTTGTCCGAGATCGCCCAGCTTGTCCGTGTGGCCTTGCAGGGAAGCTTGGGCGGCCTGGGTGCGTGCGGCCATCTCCGCGTAGGAGGCGAGTTCCCAGTTCCGGCCTGACACGTCCGTGAACCCGGTAACCCCGCGGGCGGCGTACCGTTTCAACGCCTGCGCCGACGCTTCCCGACGTGTCAGCGTACCTGTGAGTATCTGCGCCGCGGTTTCCCGCGTCACCGCATCGTAAGTATCAGCAACCCAGCGCCGCACCCGGAACAGTGTCGAGTTCAACGGCGCCAACGTGGCCGACACGAACCCGCCAATGGACGGCGGCACCGGTGGGGAAGCCAACGCCCCCGCACCCCTACCCACCGCTTCCAGGTCCGCTACGGCGGCGGCGGTGCCACGGTTGTACGCCATCCGCATGGCCCGTTCCACCGCCCCCGGAACACCCCGCTCCACATCCGAGAGCAGTGTGTCGAGTTGCCGGTTCAGGTCCTGCAGGTCCGCGTACTTCCGGTCCAACCACGTCTCCGACGTGATCCCTTTAGCGATCTGCCTTGCCAAGCGATGAAGTATCGCCTCCTCGGCGTCCTGGTAGATGTCCCTGATGACCTTGACGAGCTCAGCCGCACTATTCGGCATCAGGGCCATGACGTGATCCTACTCCGCTAGTCCACGACTACGCCGGTAGTTGCCTACCAGAGCTTCAAGGTCACGGGCGGCACCGCGACACCCGTCCCGGTAGCCCTGACCGTACTTGACGTTCTCGGCGGACTGCTTGAGTGCGTCGGCGTATTCCATCACGTCAGCCGCTAGGGCATCGCCACGCCTGATCTCGCACGGGAGGTCGACACTCACCTCGTCATATTCGAAGTCAAGGGTGTTGCGGGTCAGCAGGTAACCCGCAGCGTTGGAAGAATCGACCAGCCTGTCTACCTCTGTTGCCTCAACGGCGAACTGTAGGTGCTCCTCGCGGGTCACCTTGTCGATGACGTAGACGAACGGGACCTGTTCGAACTCGCCCACCTTCTGCGCGGGTAGTTCAAGGATTCGGATACGTGCCATTTCTACTCTCCAAGGTTAGTGATGGGCTATTCGGTTAGTTCGGTTCCGGGTTGCCGGTCGTCAGGGTCAGCGAGGGGCGGAAGCTCATCCTCCGCCATGATCCGCTTGACCTCCTCCTCGATCCACGTCTCATCCGCGGACGGGTTCACGATGCGGACCATCGTCTCCGTCGAGGCCGCTTTCGCGTTCCGCAACGTCTGCACGATCTGCGCCAACACGAGCGGGTCCTGCCGTGAAGCGGACGCGAACTGCACATCCACCCGCGGGTCCCTATCCCCGCCACCGTTCAGCAGGACGGCGTCGATCGCGAGGCACTTCCGGAGCAGCCGTTCAATGGCGGGCTCCCACGCCCGGATCTTCCGCTTCCGTGTCTGCTGCGAGAGTGAATCCTCAGAGGACACTTCGGTCGCGGTCTTATCCCCGCCATCCTCACCCGCCAACCCAAAGGATCGCGGACTGTAGCCTGCGGACCGGACAATGCGGTGGAGGATGTCCTCCATGATGCGTAGGTGTTCGTCCACACGGATCTTGAACTGCACCTGCTCAATCGGGAGTTTCATTTCCTTCATGGAGGTCGGTGAAGCACCCGGCAGCCCGAGGAACAGCGACTTATCCTCGAACGACATACCCTTACCGGGGCCGTTGCTCGTGAGTGCCTGCTCAGCGACTACGAGGCGGCTCTTGCCGTCCTCGAGGTCACGCATCAGCGACGTGTACGTCTTGTCGTAGGCGTCCAAATCCCCGAGGAGGCCCTCAAGGTCGCTACGGCCAAGGTGTGCGCCTAGCGGGTGTTTCCGCCACACCTTCGACTGCTCAAGGTTGCGCACGTACTCGACGTCCAAGCCCTCAGTGCCGGTGCTGATCGTGTCACCGTCAATGAGCGGCTGCGAGGCGAGCCATGCGGTTTCCGGACGGTCAGCGTACGGGCGACGCGAACCGAGTTGGTCTTTCGTGCCCTCATAGAGCCCGTGACGGATCACGCCGACACCGTTGCCGTCGAGCTCGTGGCATTCAAGGTGACGCCAGACGGTGGCGTTCTCCTCCGCCAGCACCCGCCAAAACGTGACAGCGGTGAGCCGGCCCCAACGGAACGTAGGCCATGCGAGATCCGCGTCCACCTTCGTGATGAACGCATGATCATGCACCGCCGTGTCCCAGGTGGCACGCAGGAACGTCCCACCCAAACCACTGGAGAGTTCAGCGGCGCCGACGAACACGGTATGCGCGGACTCAAGGATCAGGTCGAGGCGTTCCTGCGTCTTGGTGTCGGGCTCTTGGTCGTCCTCCACCGCTACGGTCGCGGTGATCGGGTCAGAGAACAACAGATCCGAGTTCACCCGGCAAATATCCGACGCCAACGGGGCGTGCATCTTGATCTCGTTACCGGAGGGGTCCTGCTTGCCCCAAAACACGCCGATCGGGCCGATATTGAAGCCCTTCGCGTACCCCGTCCCACCGATACCGGTGAGGGCTTTCGTGTCACCCGTAATCCATGCGTCATACGTCGCGTAGACATCCAGGATCCCGGCCATCTCTGGTGGGGGCCACTTCATTTCCGCTTCTGGCAACGGCATAAGTGGCCCCCTTTTTCAATTAGTCATTCACTTCGGCGTCGTCGTCGGATCCGTGCTGCCGTTCAGGATGTTTCACCTGACATTCAGGAGGGCATATGGGCTGTTGGCTCTCCAAGAAGCGCTGCCACTGTTCCTGTGTCATCAAAGGCATCACTTGCCTCCGAAGAGTTCAGTAGGGGCTCGGTATGTGGTCAGTTCACAAGTCAAAGGGATTTCGACGTCCCCCAACTCGACAGGATCCTTATCCCCTTCCAGTTGGAGAAGTAATTTCCCCTTCAAGGCTCCGATAGTCGCGGTCATGATCGCTCCCCTTGTCGTGGGTTATCCTATGCGGCTAGATCGACGTAGTTACGCCAGTTCGTTTCAGTCGTGATGATCGCGTACCGGAACGCATCAATACTGTGATCGGCAACCTTGATCGGCTCATCCAAGCCCTTGTCCGTGGCCTTGGGATTCCACGAATACCCCGGGATCTCACCGATCAGGCCCTTGCACCGGTCCGACACCAGCAGGTTCCCCGTCGCCAACAGTGACGACATGGTCCGGATCCCGTACAGGACATCATTCTCGGCGTTGATCACATTGGAGACGCCGTCCTGGGTGAGCTGCACCTTGAACGACGCCGCGGCCGGGTCAACGCACACCCATTCCGGTTGCACCGTCTGCGACATGTGATGCTGCTGGGTGAGCCATTCACGGATCTGCCGGGACAGGTCCCCGTCCGTCAACGAGCGTTGCGTGGCTTTCGAGTCGTGCCGCCACTCATCGATGGCGTACAACCGGTTGTCGATACCCAACCCCAACAGGATCGCGGAGGTGGCGTTCGTCGTGCCATAGTCCAAACCGAGGGACAGGACGCGTTGCATGGGCGGCAGGGACTCCCACGGGACCACATGCGTCTCATGGTCCCACGCGTCGAAGATGGCGCCCTCAGCGGCCACCCACTCGGCCTGAATGTACCGGCGGTAGAACAACCCTGAGTAGGACTTCTTTGTGCGCTCCACATACTCAGCGGGAAGGCTCTTGTTGTCGTCGAGGATGAACGTGTACCGGTACAAGTCGAGTGCGCCCGGGTCCGGGTTGCGGTGGATCGTGCCGTGCTTATCAATCCACAGCATGGCCTTGTCCAGCCAGTTCACTTTCAACCAGTGGACGGGACCCTCCGGGTTGGAGGTCAGCCACAGCTTCGCGCCCTGCACGGACAGGCGCGAGTACAGCATGTTGAAGTACGACTCCGGGAGGGTGGACGCCTCATCAACGTACGCGCCGGCCAGGGTAAGGCCCTGGATCTTCGTCCGGGCGGCTTCGTTGTTCGCCCCGATGATCAGGACGCGGCGGCCGAGGATCTCGACGTACCCTTCGCCGGTGTTGATGCGGACCCGTTTCGAGCCGAACAACTCCTGCAACGGGAGGAGGAGGTTGTTGATGATGGTCCGCTCGGTTTTCCCCGTCATCAGTAGGTTCCCGGAGGGGCCGTTGCGGATGAAATGAACCCACTCGAGGAGGGACGTGAACGTTTTCGAGGACCGGACACTACCCTCATAAGCTTCAATGGACGGTGAATTATGCTGCACGGCGAGCAACGATTTGCCGGTGAAGGGGACGGGGTTAGTCATCGGGTGTTCCGCCCATCATGTAGGCGAGCCACTTGTCCACGGCTGGGAGGTCCTTCTCACTGGAGTCCATGCGCTCGAGAGCCATGTGCTTGTCGGCCAGGATGCCCACGACGGTGCCGAGGTCGCGGATGGCGAACTCTGCGTGCTTGTCGTCGAGCATGACGTTGATCCGGTCGAGTGCTTTGCGTGCGGTGGTGATGGAGTCCGCGGCGAGGAGCGCCCGGACTTTCTTCGTGTCCACCTGCTTGGCTTTGGTGGCTTCCACTGTGGCGGTCCGGTCGAATGTCAGTCCTGCGGCGGCGCATATCTTCGACACACTGTCGTTCGAGACGCCGGCCCTGCGCGCTATCTCGTTGCGCGGTAGTCCTTGTCCGTGGAGGTCGCGGATTTCCTGCCGTTTCTGTTCACTGATGCGAGGCACAAGCCGCTCACCCCCTCTAGTTGGGTTGCAGTTGGTGGCGTAGATCCACGACTTTCTTGGCGTACGCGTAGAGCGCTTCTTCGTTGGCCCGGTAGTGGTGGGCGCAGAACGAGAGTGGGAGGCCGATGTCTATTTCGACGTGGACGTAGGCGCGAGCGCCGCACTGGTCACAAGCGTCCACGGCAGCCCCCGTATCTGTGAACTGAGGGGGCAGCATCAACCCGTGACGTTTCGGCCACGTTTGCATGCCCCCGAGTGGACCGTGCGGGAGTCGAACCCGCTACTCGTTGCCGTTCGGCCCTTGAGCCCCCGTAGGTGGTGTCATTGCCAGCGAGAAACGACCGGCTCTTCCACCTTCACCCGTATGAAAGGCGAGTGTTGACGGGGGATTAGAAAACGACGTGCACGCCGTCGAAGCGTGGTTCGCCGTGTTCTTCTTTCACCGCTTCGATATGCGCCATGAGACGCGGATCGACGCGGAAATCTTCGCGTGTGCCAATGCGGAGGTCTTTGAACTGCTCATGCCGGCGCTTCTCAACCTCGAAGTGTCCAGGCTCAACAGCTAGGACGTCGTGCTGGTAACCGCGCATGCTTTCGACCCGTTGCACTAGCCGGGCGCTGGTCCCGATCTTGATCACACCATTGATGCTCAAGTAGTAGACGCACGCGTTGGCTTTGAGCTGATCGCGGTTGGCTTGATTGTCCGCTGCGACTTGCTTCTCACTGCGGTACATGTTGAGGCGGGAGTTGAGCTCGTCGCGCATGTTCTCGTAGATGACGATCGCATGCCGCTTGCAGACTGGGTACGGGACCATCGGTGTCGCTGGTGCATCACAGAAAGCGCCGTTGGCTCGCTGTATTGTGCAGGTCCGGGATACGGCTGTAGCATCCTTCATATCGACTCCTAGAAAGTCGGTCACGCTCCCGGATTGTTGACGCAATCGCGGGAGCTTCGCTTTGGGATGTCCGGGTCACCCGGATTCCCCGCCACTACGGGCGATTATGCTCTAAACCTATGTGACAAGTCGTCGCCTGTCAAGCGACATGTCCGGTACTCATAGGGCTAGTCCTGAACATGGGATTCCCATACTTAGAAGCCTTCATCCTCACCCATAGGTTCCGGACCTTCCGCACCTGGTAGCGCTTC